CGGAGATATTCACCAAGTTAATGCTGATAAAATCGGTATTTCTAGGCGACAAGTTAAGACTGTATCCTATGCCTTTCTTTATGGAGCTGGAAATATTAAGTTAGGTCAGTCGTATGACAGCACTTTAAATGAAAAGCAAGCTAAGAAGAAAGGTAAAGAAATAAGAGAAGCTTATGTCTCAGCTATTGATGGTTTATCTGACTTACTAGAAGGAGTTAAGATTGAACTACATAAAAAAAAATATTTAACGGCAATTGACGGACGTAGGGTTTTAGTCGATAGTCCACACAAAGCTCTTAACTACCTTCTTCAATGCTCGGCAGGGATTGTCGCGAAGCGTTGGATGGTAATTGCTAACGATTTGTTTGTAAAAAACAATGTCCACACTCATCAACTTGCCTTCGTGCATGATGAACTCCAATTTGAATGCGAACCTAAATCTATTGTTGCTTTGCGATATGGATTAGAGGTATCTGCGACATTAGCTGGAGAATACTACAACTTACGTTGTCCAATAGCTGCTGAGTCAAAACACGGCAAAACATGGGCTGACGTGCATTAAATATGAAATTATTAATAGATTGCGACTACATAGTATATAAATGCTGTGCTAGCGCAGAAACAGAGATGGATTTTGGTGATGACGTTATAGTCGTTACTTCTAACTTCTCAGAAGCGATGAAATTCGTAAAAAGAGAGTTATCTAAAATCCAACTAGAATTTGGGTCATTTTTTGATGAAGATTTAATCTTATTCTTTACAAGCCCTAATAATTTTAGGAAAAAAATTTACCCAGAATACAAGGGTCATCGAAATCGTAAGAAGCCCTGTGGATTTAAACGAGTAATTAATCAGCTTAAAAAAGACTACAAAGTTATTGTCCAACCGACACTCGAAGCTGATGATTCAATGGGAATCTACGCTACAAAATGGGAAGGAAATATTATTGTGTCTCCTGACAAAGACATGAGACAGATTCCCGGGAGACTATACGATTTCAAAGAAACCATCAACATCACACCAGAAGAAGGTGCTCGATGGCATCTCATACAAACAATGAGTGGCGACAACACAGATGGTTACTCGGGCGTACCCGGGATTGGAATAAAACGTGCTGAAAAGATATTTTCTGAGAAAGGTTACACATGGCAAGCTGTCGTAGAAACTTTTGAAGAGAAAGGCATGACTGAAGCTGACGCATTAGTAAATGCAAGGCTTGCTCGAATATTAACTAACGATGATTATGACGAAGCAAAGAAAGAACCAATCCTTTGGTCCCCCACCACCAGTTACAAAATTAACAACTGAACAAGAGTTCAGATTGAAAGCAATAGAAATAGCAGTAAACAAACCTGAAGCTACTAAAGAAGACATCGTAACTGTCTTCTTAGCTTTACAGAAACAAAACTTTGTATTAATTAATTCACTCAACAACGTTTTAGAAGCATGGGCAAAACATCCACTAATGAACAGGGACCGGACTACTACAAACGAGGTACCATTGATGTTTGGGATTTTATTAGAGACCAACGACTCGAATTTCACCTCGGAAACGTAATCAAATATGTATGTAGAGCCGGTTATAAAAACAACGATATAGAAGATCTATCAAAAGCAATCCACTATTTAGCAAATGAAATTGAATACAGAACCAAACAAAATAGCCAGAACTGGGAGAGTCCAGCAATGGATCGATAACCCACACAGTCGCTTACCAGTTTCTTGCACTGTATTCGTCGTCGAAGACTCAATGGAGGGACACAATGGAATCGAATCATCATGGAAATTTGTATCACACGCTCTACGAAATGGAGCGGGTGTCGCAGTCCACTTGTCAAAACTCAGACCCAAGGGTACTGAGTCTACTAAAGGAAGTGACACGCTTGTTGCAAGCGGTCCCGTATCCTTCGCAAAATTCTACTCAACATTAAATGAAATTCTTAGGAGAGGTGGCACGTACAGGAATGGGGCGTGTGTTATTCATCTCGATATTACACATTCCGATATTCTTGATTTCGTGCAGTGTCCTAGACAAGAACTCCCATGGGTCAAAAGATGTGTTGACGTCTCCCAATCCTCGTGGTCTGAAGCAAGTCTTGGAACAAAGGAAGCAGTCCTACGAGGAATTGCTAAAGGGGACATCTGGCTTAACAAAATAAAATATGACAATGAAGGAAATCGAATCTACGGGAACGTCTGTCTTGAAGTTTACTTGCCCTCACGAGGAACTTGCTTGCTCCAGCATATCAATCTTAGTGCCAATCGTATCGGCGACCTACGCGAAAGTTTCCGCAAAGGTATGTCCGAGTTGTGCGATCTTCATGGCAGAACAGGTGTTGGAGGGACTGGAGAATACTTATCCCCGGACCAAGACAGGCAAGTCGGGCTCGGAGTGCTTGGCTTATCCAACTTCCTCGCAAACAACAACATAACTTATGCTCATTTTGGTGAAGCATTAGAAGCTGTTAATGAAGGGAGAACTTATGAAGGTTACGCGGGACTTGCAGCCCGTGAGCTTTACTTAGCAATATTAGAAGCTGCAAGCATAGCAAGAAAGAACAACATGAAGAGAGCATTTGCCATAGCTCCAACAGCTAGTTGTTCATATAGAAGTAGAGATCTCAATGGCTACACAGCAACTCCTGAGATCGCACCACCTATAGCAAGAACTGTTGACAGGGATTCAGGTGAATTTGGGGTAGAGAGAGTTGAATATGGCAACGTTGAAATCGCATCCGAAGTCGGATGGGAGACATATAAGAAGGTAGCAGATCAATTAATGACTATGCTATCTAGAACTAATTTGCTACATGGCTATAGCTTCAATTCTTGGAGCGATATGGTGACTTACGATGAAGCATTTATAGACGAGTGGCTAGTTAGCTCACAGACGTCTTTGTATTATTCGCTTCAAGTTATGTCGAACGTTCAAGATAAGTCAGATGCTTACGCTGCCTTAGATGAGAAAGAAGTCGATGAATATTTGGAGGGGATTCTTAATGAACCCAATTGTGACTGTCAACAATGAACCCCTATACAAAATTACTTAACAGAAAAAGAACTTGGACACCGGTCCAACCAACCAAAGGAAAAATAACTGAAGGTGCAGAAGAAACCATTAAACGTGCTCTCGCAATACGTCATATGGAGCTTCCAGTTGGAGACTTCATTCGTGAGGGTCTTGAAAAAGATGTTCCCCTTGCAGCTAGAGAGCTGCTCGAGTCGAATGTCAAAGATGAAATCAAACATGACTTGGCTTTAGGCTACATAGTTAAAGCTCATGGAGCTGATAGCAAGTCAGAATACGAAGCAATTAAATTAAGAGATGCTTGGATTGCACACCCTGATCACACTATTACAAAAGCCCTCGTTGCAGAGAGAGCTATATTCTTTGTTCTACTACCTATGTTTAGGTTTCTTGGTGACGCTGCTCTTAGAACAGTATCAGCTGATATTTCCAGAGATGAACAAATACACGTGGCAACAAATAGTTTGGTTTGTACTGAGCTTGGTCTTGTTCCTAGTGATAGCTTGGACAAGCTTAGGAAGGCAACTATTAACTGGATACTTCAACCCTTAAAGATAGGTACATCCGATAAATATTTGGACAAAAAATTTTGGCTAGATGCTAGTGATCGACTTATGTATGAGGGCAAAGCTCCACAATTAAACGATACTAAAGCTGGAAGAATGCCAGCATTTTTTGAACATGCAAACACAAACCTCCCACAATATTCTTGAACCAATCATAGGTCCGACCTTACCATTTGTTCTTGAAGAACTTGAAGAAAACTTTCCTCAAGTAAACCCACATCCTAAAGAAGAGATTGGATCCATCATGTATAAAGCTGGTCAACGATCAGTAGTCGAATGGATTAAACAAAGAATAGAAGAATAACTATGTTAGCTATGCCACTCAAGCCAGAAGAAGTACCACAAGTATGGGATAGAGTTAAACCTTTAATAGATAAAGCTTTAGTTCATACTCTTGGTGAGCAAACTTCACATGACATACTTATTAAACTTGTTAAAAAAGAAAACATATTATTTATAGGTATAGAAGCTCAAGAAATTATGTCAGCTCTAGTTGGAGAGGTACAGATCT